GGCCGGAAGAAACTGGCTGAGCAGATGGCTATCAGCTACGACTTTATAGCCGATATTTGTGACGGCGTATATTTTCCACCGGTAGATGTGTTTGAATTAAGATTCGGACCGTTGACGACGAAAAAACCCGTAGAAGTATCAGCAAAGAAGAGTGAGGTAACCGATCTGTCAAAACTGGATATTCCAGTAACCATCAGATGCCCAGAGTTTGACAAACTCACAGCTCTGATGTACAAAGTTGGGTATGACGTAAGAATTGTACTCGACAGGTAATAAGTTACAACCCAAAAGGGCTTGCTTAGCTAAAAAGTTAGGCAGGTCCTTTTGCTTTTTTCGCAAAATTAACAGAGCCCTTTATGGTAACTATTTTTAATTAACATAAAAAGGAGGAAACAAATGGAATTCACTGTAGAGAATGTGGTTGCTAGAACAAGGGCTTTAAGAGACGAGTTTGGTTCTGCTGAAAAATTAGCAGAAGCTGCCGGTTGCTCGAAAGCAGTTGTGTACAATTGGTGCAGCCCTGCAACTATCAAAAAGGTTGGATATTCTAAAGAAGGATGGGAAAAGCATTTTGGTCCGTGGGATAAAGACTCGGACAAGAATACTGATACCAACCATTCTGAAGAGAATCCGGTCAAAGAGATCATTGCGGAGGAAGCAGTAGTTGAACCGACTAAAGCGGAACCGGAAAAATCTGTTAAAGAAGAAAAGCAGAAGGCCAGGCTCATTATTGAAGTTCCTTCGTTAGAGGAACTGGAAGAAGCATTGAGATCATTTGGTTTTCGTCTGGAATTTGTACCCAGATAGGAACCAGAAACACGGAGGTTGTGGCTCAATAAGAGTCGCAGCCTCTTTTTATTTTTGAAAGGAGGATTAAATGGACACATTTGAGAAGCAACTCGCCAAACAGCAGCTGGAGATTCTGAAAACTATTAATCGGAATCTCAATTACATTGGCAGGAAGTTGGAGATGATTAATACCACTCTCGAGAAGCATGGTATTGCGGTGATGCCGACTGTGGAGACCGGTGAGAATGATATTCAGAAAGGAGAATAACTATGAATCTGAAGAACGAAGCACTGCAGGAACTTTATAACACATTTTTATATGGACCCGTTCTTAGTTCACCATATGTGGATTCTCCGATCGACAGGGCTTTTAAAGAATGCGACGAGAAACTTTCTGAGTCAGCTACTTTTAAGGTCATCAAAGATATTCAGAATCGCTGCGATAATCTGGAGAGATCCAACAAAGCTCTTCGCGATAATAATGATAAGCTTGGTGATAAGATAATTGAGCTGAAGAAAAAGCACGACACAAAGACTAAAGAAAACTCAGCTCTTGTCTCTGCAAATGCTGATCTGTCTGATCGTAACGCTAAACTCCAGAGGAATTTCGATCGCATCAACCATCTTTGGACCGGCCAGATACAGGAAAACATGGAACTCAGAAGCAAGATTGCGTACCTGAAGAAGGAAAAGGAGGAGGCTGAGAAAGAACTTGATGATGCTAAACTGAGCATGGACAGCTGGCGGAGAAGAGCCGAGGAATCAGAAAAACGGTTCGGAGAGCTCTTGCTGAAAAAGTATGATCAGTCTTTTGAAGATCTGAAGAAAGAGCGCGATAGATATTTTGGACTGTACACCGAGCTCAAAAAAGACTATGACAGACTCTTTGAAGAGAACAGAAGCTTGAAAAGCAAGATTATAGATTTCAAAAAGAGGATCACAGAACTCCAGAAGAAAGGGGATGATCTGACTAAAAAGGTCGTAGCTATCCAGAAGGAAAACGAGGAGCTGGAGAAGAGTCGCAAGTGTTATCGCCAGCTTCATGTGGGCGAAGGAGCTAGGCATCTCTGGGGTATGCTGCAGAATGTCAACGACTCTCAGCCCTTCGAGTTTGATGTTGAGTGTGAAAGTATGGAAGACGTCATAGGAATGGATCTGGACGACTTCCTGGATGCCTATAAAAAATGGCAGAAAGAGAAGGAACAGAATGAAATCGATCGTATGAGAGATTGGTTGGCTGATTTCTGTTATGGACGAGTCTGTGAGGGATGCCCGCTTGAGTCCAACGAATACAAATGTGGCTGCGGATATTCTTTCAGAAAGGTTGATGAGTCTGATACCCGTATTATTCCTGACGAAGACATCAAAAGATATTATGAAAAGGCGAGAGGTTGCGGTCAGTATACACTTAAGGATGCAACTTTCTACTTCGACAACAAGCCTGTTATTATGGGAGGCACACTTGAAGCAACGGTCGAAGTTGATAAGGATCTGCTTGCGACAGTCTGCGGTGTTAAGCCCAATGAGGAAGAGCACAAACTCGACTATGGTGATGCTGTAAGAGTTCCTTGGAAGAATTATGATTATATGTATATCGGTCCTGAAGGCAAGCATATTCGTCTGTTCGATCCTAAGACTCACGCCGTTGTAGTAGTGTCTGTTAGAGATAACCTGACATATCAGGGTTGCAAGATCATTCTCTGTGATGAAGACGATATCAGAAAGATCTGGAAAGACAAATAATAAGGAGACGTTATGATAATGACGATCTGCGTAGTGTTTTGGCTCGGCTTTGTGGCCGGCATCATAGTTGGACTTTGGAACTGATTGATATTTAAATAAGGTATCTATTGTTGAGGAGGGTCTGCTAAATTTGCAGGCTCTCTTCCTTTTTATATTTATGGAGGAAAAGATATGAGCTTTTCAAAACTCGCAACTATTCACATTGCGTCACCCAATCGCAATAAACAGCGTACCAACAAAGTTATCTACTTCACACCTCACTGCATGGTTGGTCAGATGACTGCTGTGGCCTGTGGTAATCTCTTTGCCAGGAGTAGCTATCAGGCTTCATCCAACTACGGTATCGGCACCAATGGTGAGATCGCTGGTTATGTGGATGAGGAAGACAGATCCTGGTGCTCCAGCTCTGCATGGAACGACAACCGTGCTATCACTGTTGAGTGTGCATCCGACACCAGGCATCCGTACGCAATGAATCAGAAGGTGTGGGACTCTCTGGTCAAGCTGGCTGTGGATATTTGTCAGAGATATGGCAAGACCAAGATGCTTTGGTTTAACGACAAAGCTACCACTCTGAACTACAAGCCTAAGGACAACGAGATGGTGATCACGGTGCACAGATGGTATGCGGCTAAGGCTTGCCCCGGTGACTGGCTGTATAGCAGACTTGGTAAATTTGCCAATGAAGTGAATGTTAAGCTTGGGCAGTCGGCTCCTGTTGAAAATAAGGTCGATGAGAAGCCTAATACAGCCGTTGTGATCGAGTCTGAGGACGATCGTGCTCGTTATATCTGGAATTTCCTTAAGGCCAAAGGGTTGAATGACTATGCTGTGGCTGGTCTGATGGGCAATTTATATTCTGAGAGTGCTCTGCGACCCAATAATCTGCAGAATTCCTATGAAAAGAAGCTCGGAATGACGGATAAGGGCTATACAACTGCCGTAAACAACGGCTCTTACAAGAATTTCATCCATGATAAGGCTGGTTATGGACTTGCTCAGTGGACTTGGTGGTCCCGGAAGCAGGCTCTTTTATATTTTGCACAGAAGAAAAAGGCTTCTATCGACGATCTGGTCATGCAGTTGGAGTTCCTTTGGGAGGAATTGCAGGCTTATACGAGCGTTATGAGGGTCCTGAACAAGGCTACAAGTGTCAAAGAAGCGTCAAATGCGGTTCTGACAGGCTATGAGAAGCCCGCTGATCAGGGAAATGCGGTGAAAAACCGTCGGGCAGAGTTCGGAAAAGGCTTCTTTGACAAGTTTTCGAGCGAGTCTAAGGCTTCTGAGAAGGTTTCGCGTGGATATTTTGTACAGTTTGGCGCTTTCGGCAGCAAAAACAACGCTAAAAAGAGGCTGTATGAGGTCCAGAATAAGGGTCTTGAGGCTGAAGTTGAGAAGTTTGACGGCTATTACAGGGTCGTCGATGGATATTTTGACGTTGCAGAGGCTCACGCCGTGGCTACACTTGCTAGAAGTGCCGGATTTAACGTTCTGATCAAGGAGAGAAAGGAATGATTTATATTCTTCTGATACTCTTTTGGGCGTTTGTAGTGCTGGTATTGGCCGCTTACATACTTGGGGCGGCCCTTATTACCTATGCAGTATCAAATGCCATTGATATTTTGTGTGAAAAAGTGAGGAAATTGCGAAAATGATCTGGTATAGAGTACAAATTGGTGCTTACGCTATCAAGAAATCGGCTGAAAAGGTGTCGGTCGATCTGATCGAGAAGGGGTTTAAGACCTCTATTAATAAGGAAGGGATGCTTTACAAGGTCCGAATCGGCAGTTTTCAGGATAAAAAGAAGGCTGAGAAGCTGTTGGCAAGGGTCAAGAAGTACAAAAAGTACGAAAAATCGAAGATTCTTGAGTGGAATGACGGTAAAGATATTCCGATCGTCAACGTTGGAGAGCTTGTTCCGGATATTTCTGATGCTATTGACGGTGGAAAACACGATGATTACTGTCCTAAGATCAACTTTGTAGCTATCTGGCACACTGAAACTCATGAAAGTATGTACGGTGATGCTCAGGTTTTCATTGAGTATGCTGAGAACGGTACTGATATTCTGCATGCTGTCCTGGTTGATACCGGTATGGACGGCTGTGACACCATTAAAAAGCTCAAGAAGCTCGGTGTTAAGACTCTGGATGCTATCGTAATCTCGCATGCTCATGGTGATCACTATGGATATTTGAGTGAGATTCTGAGGCAGTTCAAGGTTCTGCATCTCTATCTGCCTGGTATTGCTGGTCTGAAGAAGTATCAGCCAAGCTTTGCCAAGGCTATTCAGAGACAGGAAACTAAGGCCAAGAAGCTTGGTATTCCTGTTGGATATTTGACTACTAATGACACGTTTACAGTTGGTCATATTCATTGTAAGTGTCTCTATCAGGTGCCTGCTGATAAGCTTAAGAATCGTGATAATCATCTCTTTGTCAATGATCAGTCTATTGCTACCATGTTTACTCTGGATGGCGTTGGTCGTGTTCTGCTGACCGGTGATCTGTCGAATCCTGGTAATGAAGTAGTGATGAAAGTGTTTAAAGTCAACTTTGTACCTTTCTGGGCTGATATTGCTAAGTGTGGCTGGCATGGTGATGGTGGCGCTATGCTTGAAACATGGGCCAAGTTCGTCGGGGCCATCTGCTGGTATTGGAACTACCATCATGCTATGAAGAAGGGCGGACGTCAGAATACTCTGAAGAAGCTTTTGAAGGCTGGTGTTAAGCAAGATCACGTCTACAGGAACTATGAAGACGGTGACATCACATTCTCCTATTGCGATGGCTGGTGGACTGTTACCAAGTCTAAGAATAAGAATTATTCATACAAGTTCAAGTCCAGGTTTGCTGCTTGATTGATATTCTGATGAAGGAGGATCGTATGGATGGAAAACCCGGAAGGCCTAGGAAAGACGAGTCTAAAAAGGGCACGCATGTCGTATCTCTTAGAGTGTCTGAAGACGAGTATGGACGTTTAAAAGATGCTGCAAAAAGGCAAAAAGTGCCTGTTACGAGGGTCATTAGAGACCGTTTATGGATGTTTTTGGATGAATAAATCGTTAACAAATTAATGGCCATTTTTGTCTGGAAAAAGTGGGCTTTGGTCAAAAATTTTTGGCCATTGATTTTTTCGTCCAAACGGCATTAATTTTTTGTTAACAAAAAAAGTTCATTTTGGCCACTTTTTTGGCCAATGGCCACTTTTGCCCACTTTGAAAATGGCCACAAAATTGAATTTTTTGTTAACAATCAAACGGTTTCGTGTTAACAAAAAATTGCTTATGGCCAAAAACCCACTTTTATTTATAGTTAATACGCGAATAAAAAAAATTAATATATATAGTAGTTTAAGAAAAAAAGTGGGTTTTTGGCCAGAGCTAATTAATTGTTAACAAAAAATTAATTGATATTTTTCAGGGTATTTTGGGTCTATCAGAGATGGTAGGCCCTTTTCTTTTCCTATTTTTTACTTCGCAAAATTTTCAGGTCCTTTTATGAGAGGGATAGGTATATATTGCGACTTTAGCAATTCCTAACCCTTTTTCTTTTTCTGGATATTTAGAAAGGAGTATCGAGTGGGAAGAAGAGAAAGTGACTTTCAAGCAAAATTGATCAAGGACATTGAACAGCAGTTTCCTGGATCGATTGTGACTAAGCTTGACTCATCACACATTCAAGGCATTCCAGATCTATTGATATTGTACAGAGACAAATGGGCAACCTTGGAATGTAAGAAGAGCGAAAGAGATTATCGGAACAACAAACGACCAAACCAAGATATTTACGTTGACAGAATGAACAATATGTCGTTCTCGAGATTTATCTATCCAGAAAATAGAGAGGAGGTTCTAAGTGAACTTTACCAGGCATTCGAATCTTGAGGGGCAGCACGCTTTTCTAGGAGCCAGTAAGTATCACTGGATATTCTATGACGAAGACAAGATTGCAGAAGTATTCAAGCGATCTCTAGCAGCACAGAAGGGTACAGAGCTTCATGCTTTTGCGGCTCAATGCATCAGACTCAGACAGAAGCTTCCTAACTCAAAGAAAACTTTAAACAAGTATGTTAACGATGCTATTGGATACAGAATGACTCCGGAGCAAATTTTGTATTATTCTCCGAACTGTTTTGGAACTGCTGATGCAATAGCTTTTAATGACGCAAAAGGATTTCTCCGCATACACGATCTTAAGACTGGTGTGACACCTGCGCACATGGAACAGTTGATCGTCTATGCGGCTTTATTTTGTCTGGAATACAACTTTAAACCTATTGATATTGAATGCGAACTCAGACTGTATCAGTCAGATGACATTTTGATTTCAAATCCTGGTGTGGATGAAATAGCTTCTGTGATGGATAAAATTATTACTTTTGATCGAATCATTATGGATATTCGTAGGGAGGAAGAATGATGAGTCATTTGTATGATGATGAATTGATGCATTATGGTGTTGGTGTGCTCGATGGTTCTCCCGGTCGAGGATCTGGAAGATATCCTAGAGGCAGCGGCAAGAACCCCAACCAGCATAGTGGCGGCGATTTTATTACTCGAGTAGATGACCTTAGAAGAAAGGGAATGAGTGATACTGATATTGCCAGACACTTGAATCTTTCTACCACCCAGTTCCGTGTTCAGATCGCTATTGCTAATGAGGAACGAAGATCGGTAAACGTTGCTACAGCAAGGCGGCTTAGAGAAGAGGGAAACTCTCTTAACGAGATTGCCAGAAAGATGGGTTATAAGAATGACTCGTCTGTAAGAACGCTTCTCAATGAGAATGCTGAATCTAGAATGAATCAGTCTAAAGTTACTGCTGATTATCTTAAACAGATTGTTGATGAGAAAGGCATGCTTGATGTTGGAGCTGGTCAGGAAAGATTCGCTGGTGTATCGAGAGTTAAGTTTGATGAGGCTTTGTATCGATTACAACTTGCTGGATATCCTGTTTATGGTGGATCTGTTGAGCAGGTAACTAACCCTGGTAAGAGGACTGTTCTTAAAGTTCTTTGTCCTCCTGGTACAGAACATAAGGACATCTACTCCCTGGATATTCATTCTATTGAAGAGTCGGATAAAATTCTTAAAGATAATGGAAGTAGAATAGAGCCTGCTTTCAAGTATCCCGAAAGTCTTGACTCAAAGAGACTTGCTATCAGGTATGCAGACGATCCGGAAGGCGGTGCTCAGAAAGACGGTGTTATTGAACTTAGACGTGGTTGCAAAGATCTAGATCTTGGTGAGGCTAACTACGCTCAGGTTCGGATCATGGTTGACGGAACACATTATCTTAAAGGTATGGCTGTTTATGGCGATAACATGCCAGATGGTATTGATGTTGTGTTCAACACAAACAAAAAAGCGGGAACACCTTTAGAGAAGGTATTGAAGCCTATTAAAGAAGATCGAGAGAACCCGTTTGGCTCATTGATAAAAGAAAGAGGCGGACAATATTACTATGAAGACGAGCATGGTAATAAAAAGCTTGGATTGATAAATAAGCGTGCCGAAGAAGGAGATTGGGCTGCTTATAGCGACCATCTACCTTCTCAGTTTCTTAGTAAGCAACCTATGAAACTGATCAATCAGCAGCTCGATTTGACAATGGCTGATCGTAAGGCCGAGTTTATGGATATTTGCAGTCTTACTAACAAGACTGTTAAAAGAGAATTGCTTAGATCGTTTGCTGAGGATTGTGATTCGGCAGCTGTTCATTTACAGGCAGCCGCTTTACCGAGACAAAAGTATCAGGTAATACTTCCACTTATTGATATTAAGGACAATGAGGTTTATGCGCCAAACTATAAGAACGGCGAAAAAGTAGCTCTTATTAGATATCCTCATGGCGGTACGTTTGAGATACCAATTGTTACTGTCAATAATAAAAACAAAGAAGGCAATAGAGTTATTGGTGCAAATGCGAAAGATGCCATCGGTATAAATGCCAAAGTTGCTGCTAGACTTTCAGGAGCAGACTTTGATGGCGATACTGTTATGGTTATTCCTATAGGAGCAAAATCTCAGATCAAGTCGACTCCTCCTCTTAAAGGATTAGAGGGCTTTGATCCAACAGCTGAATATGGACCGGATAGTCCTGGAAGTGCAGGTAAAAATTATAAAAGAATGTCAGAAGGTTATAAACAGCAGCAGATGGGTGTTGTTTCTAACCTTATTACTGATATGACTTTGAAAGGCGCAACTGATGCCGAAATAGCAAGAGCTGTTAGACATAGTATGGTTGTTATTGATGCTGTAAAACATGATCTTGATTACAAGAGAAGTGAAAAAGAGAATGGCATCGCCGAACTTAAGCGTTCCTATCAAAGACGTTTGGATGAGAACGGTAATGAAGTAGGCGGAGCATCTACATTGATATCTAGAGCTAAAAGTCCAGTATACATTAATAAAAGACGTGGAAATCCCATTATTAATGAAGACGGATCGTTGAGTTATAAAGAAGCGCCTCCTCAGCAGTTCAAGAACAAAGATGGGTCCATTGATATTAAGTACAGACAAGAAAAAGCGTATCAAATGGCTGTTACCAAAGACGCTTATACATTGTCTTCTGGAACAAAGCAGGAAAATGCTTATGCTAACTATGCCAACTATATGAAGTCTTTGGCTAATGAAGCTCGTAAGGAAATGCTTGCTACAGGTCGTTCTGGATATTCTGCTTCTGCTAAGCAAACTTATAGAAAAGAAGTGGACGATTTAATGGCCCAATACAATGAGGCGCAAAAGAACAGACCTAGAGAGCGGCAAGCACAATTATTAGCTAGTAATAAAGTCAAAGCTATACAACAAGCTAATCCTGGATTAGATAAAGACGAGCTTAAGAAAGTAAAGAACACAGCTTTGAAAGAAGCTCGAGTCCAGGTGGGGGCGAAAAGAGTTCCTATAAAAGTTACTGATAGATCCTGGGAAGCTATACAAAACGGTGCGATTTCAGATAGCACATTATCCGGTATGCTTAAGTATATGGACTCTGACGATCTTAGAAAACGAGCAACCCCTAGAGCTTCTAGAGAGCTTAGTTCGTCTAAGCAAGCATTGATAGCTTCGATGAAGAACAGTGGTTATACAAACCAGGAAATTGCTGATCGACTTGGTGTCTCTACATCTACTATTAACAAGTACAAATAATATAAAGGCTCTTATACAATCATTAATGTTTTAGAACAATCTAATACACGTGCTGTATAGATAGCTATAGTAATAGGTTTATGTGCATCCAAAGTAATAACATTAATGGTTGTATCTATAAGAGCCTTTATACGATCATTAACATTTGAGAACAATAATAAAGAAAGGAACATTATGGCTTATGCACTAACAACGGTGGACAATCCCTATAACCCTTTCGAAGATTGGGATCATTGGTTCTTGTATGACGTTGTGAATGATTACAATTCTTGTGCTTACCTAGCAAGAATAGCAACAACAAGTGACCAGCTGACAGAAGAAGAGAACCTAAAAGAAATTGAACGCGCAATCGATGAAATAGTTTCTTTTAATCCTAAACTTTATAAAAAAGTAGAGTCAACAAACAAGTCAAAAGATAAACAAACTGATCTAAAGGGGGAATAATCCATCGTTTACCGGGGGGGAGGGGTCAAAAAAATTACCCTCCCCCTTGCATCGCGCCGGTCTTTAAAATTTCTCCGGGGGATATTTTTATATTTTGGTTTTACATCAGCCAAGGGTTGCCCAGACTTACTCCTTTCTGGGCGGTTCCTTGATCCTCCTTCGCCGCTTACTTTTTACGGTTTGGGCTTCCCTTGGGTGACGTAAAAGAGGAGATAAGTGTATGGGAAGAAGAAAGAAGTCTACGGAAAGTGGACAAGAAGTTAAGCTAAGACCTGCCTTATCTCCCGAGGCCTGGGAGAATAGACAGATATATTTAGCGAACAGGCTTGCTGAGCAGCAACTATTAGACGGTACTGCCTCATCGCAGGTTATTACTCATTTTTTAAAGCTTGGAACAACTAAGAACCAGCTTGAAATCGAGAAACTAAGAGCCGAAACAGCTAAAGCCAATGCACAGGCAGAAGCCATTAAGGCAGGCAAGAGAGATGCAGAGCTTCTGGAGAAAGCAATGGAGTGCTTCTCGCTTTACAGAGGCAAGGCGAACGAAGACGACGAGGAGATTATGGATGAGTACGAAGAAGACTATTAGAACTTATAGTGAACTCATCCGACTGCCTACCTTTGAAGATCGGTTTCGCTACCTTGAACTACACGGAGCAGTTGGTCGAGACACATTCGGTGCCGATCGATATTTCAATCAGAAGTTTTATCGCTCGCCAGAGTGGAAACGAATACGAAATCATGTGATAGTAAGAGACCATGGTTGTGATCTTGGCATTGAAGGGAGAGACATTCTTGGTAAGGTAATTATTCACCATATGAACCCGTTCACAATTGACGACATGACCGATGATGATGCCATGGACCTTCTCAATCCAGAGTATCTGATCTGTGTCAGTCATGACACACACAACGCAATACATTACGGGGACGAAAGTTTTCTTCCAGAGGTATTTGTCGAACGAAGACCTAACGATACGTGCCCGTGGTTGAGGTGATTCTTACTCAACTGGGTGGCCAACGGTTGAATAAGATAGACAACATTATTTTATTTGATTTGCTGACTAAGCTCAGCGGAAAGGAACTAGTAATGGAATACGCTAGTAGAGCTGTTGGTAATGCGGGACTTGCTACCGGTATCATCGGTACTGCACTTGGAGCTCTCAATGGAGCAGGAGGTCTGGATCTTCTCAATTTTGGTCCTCGTGGTCCGAGAGGCCCTCAGAATGAGGGAGACATTCCTGTAACCCGACACGACATGGGTCTTTACAGAGAAATCTCGGATCGTGACTTCAAGATCGCATCTCTCGAGTCAAATAAGTATACTGATCAGAAGATTGCTGATCTGACTGAAAAGATGAATGGTAAGATCGATGATGTGAAGAATCAGATGGGCATGCAGTTCGCTGGTGTTCAGCAGCAGCTCAATGCCCAGGCCGTCTGGAACGCCACACAGCAGGGTCTTATCGGGTGTATCCAGGGACAGGTCGCACAGCTTCAGCAGATGACACAGATGGTCATTCCGAATTCTTCAGTTATGCCCGGTTGGGGACCCGTTGAAATTACTGCAGCGGGCGGTACCGTAAAGACAGCTGCTAGTGGTACTAACGGCTAAGATTCAAACTATAACCACTTTAACACTTTAACACTTTAACAACTCGGCGGGGCTGTCGTTCCACTTATGCGGTTCGACGGCTCTGCCTTTTTGGAAGGACATAAAATGGTTACAAAGAAAGAACTGCTTATTGCCGTGGTAAAATACGTCAAAGCAGAAGTTGTTCCACACATCGAAGACAGACGTACACAAATGATTTTGTCTGCGGCGCTCTATGCCATTAACACTAAACCCGCTATCATTGACCCATTTCTTAATAATCCGCTCGTTGCCTCGGTTCTTCAGGGAGAAAGTGGTCTGTATGATACAGAAACGATCTTCAAGGTTCTTAACGATCTTGTGGAAGAGTACGGTGGTATTCCAGTAACAATTCCTCCAATCAAATTTATCACCTCAACCGAAACTATTCTTACTTTCAGGTCTGGAGATATCGAGAAACTTGAAGACTATGTGAATAAGGCAAAGGAGAATAGGGAGAATGCTTGACTATAAGAAATTGAACGAGCACCTGGACGAAGAGTATCAGGGTGTGCAGGAGTATGTCGATCTGTACAATCAGACAAACGAAGGAATGTTCCGCGACATGGCTCGCGAAGAGATGACACACGCAAAACATCTCGAGTGGTACATGCAGAAGCGCAATCAGTTGACAGATCATACCAAGACCAAGGAAGCGG